CAGTACATGCGTCACCCTGGCGCCGGGGACCTTCATCCCGATCCGGTAGTTGATCCCTTCGCGCTCCACGCTGGCGACCGCGCACCGCTCGATGCGGCCAATCACCATCCCGGCCTCGGCATCGTCGAACTCCGGGCCATCCTTGTCGGTGCGGATCTTGGCGAACAGTTCCGCGTTGATCTTCGGCAGGTCCACGTCCTCACTTTGCGACTTCCCGCGCCCGAGGAAGTGCCGCACCGTGCGCTGGGCGCGCGCCCAAGCGCACCATTCTTCATCCGAGGGGAAACGCACCTCGCAACGCTTCTCGCCGCCCGAAAGGATCGGCACCACGAATGGCTTGGTGGCGTCAAATAGGGGTGTCTTCGTCTGTTCCATATCTCCTCCAATCCGTTATTGGCAGATGCCGTTCTGTGGCGTTGTGACCGTCACTGTCACAAGGCCGTTGGTGGCGTCGTAGAGCTGCACGCCGGTGATCTGGAGCGTCGCGATGCCGTCCGTATTGCCAAGTTCCACGACGTTGAAGCCCATCTTCTGGATCAGCATCGAGAAGGAGTTGTTGGCGTCGCGGGTCATGGTGAACGTCGCCGTCCCGGTGGTCAGTGCGATCAGGCTCGCATACTCCGTCGAGCCGGCCTGGACACGAACCACAAACTGCACGGTGAAGGTCCGGTCGCCCCACTCGAAGCGCCCCTGGATCTGATAGCCATCCTGCGATCCCGAGCCGGGAAAGAAGCCGGGCCGGAAGTTGTTTTCCCAGGAGGCGTCCATGGACAGGAACTGCTTCGCGGCGCCGCCGGTGAGGTAATTGACGCCGTTGAACGTCAGCGCGGTAATCATGCCGGCGTTGAACTCATGCGGCGTAGCGGCGGCGGGCAACGTGATCCCGCTGGGCGAAGTGTACATGCCCGTCGTCACGCATTCCACCGAGCACGTCGCGCTGGCGCGGCCTGGCGAATTCTTGATGGAGAGCTTCCATCCTTTGACCGCGCAGCCCACCAGCATTTCGTCCAGCACCGCCGAGCCACCAGGCCGGATCTGCTGCACGAACGAGAAATACGGCAGCTCGAGGCCGGTAGGATTCGTGGCGCCCAGCGCCGGAGTGATCACATACACGTAGGGGCCGGTGCCGCTCACCACAACATTGCCGAGGGAGAACGACATGGCCCAGGCCAGGATCTCCGACGAGGCGTATTTCGAAATCTCGAACGTCGGCATGTTGTAGTGCGACTTGAACAGTTGGGTGGGGAACTCGTGGCCCTTGCCGACTTCAGCCCGGTCATCCTCGTTCACCGGAACCTTGGCCCAGGGTTTGGTATTGAGGTTCGTGTGACGCCACATCGCCGCCACCAGGTTGGCGGTTCCGATGGCGGTCTGCTTGCCGAAGCCCCACCCATTCATCAATTCGTTTATGTTTGCCATGGCTACTTTTCCTCCTCGGCCGGGATCGCCGGCTGCTCGCTCGCCGGCGCGGGCACTTGATGCCACCCCGCCGACATCAACGGGCTCAACGCGGCCGCGGTGGCCTCGACTTCCTTGATTTCGTCGCCTTGCGGAGACTTCATGAATACCTTCATCGTTCGATCTCCAGAGTTAGGGGTTAAAAGACTCGATCAACCGCACCGGGACCTCGAAGTACTCAAAGGTGGTCCCATCCGCGCTGATCACGACAGTGTTACGTTGCGAGTTGGGAAGTTGGAAATCCATCGGCTCGCAGTTCGGATCGATGGGGGTGTGCAGCATCTTGAGGCTGCCGCCAACCGGAACGTCGTTCACGATCCAGTCGCAGATATCCTCATAGCCCACGTCTTCGATTTCCGGCGCGCGAAGGTACAGCGAGTAGTTATGTGCGTAGACTTGGGCATTGCCCAGTCTTCCAGGACCGCTGCCCTGCCAGACGATCATGATCGATCCGAGCGGCATCGACAGGATGGCCTCGCGGGTGTTGTTCTGCGTGCGCCGGCCGAAGACAACGCGGTTTTCACTGTAGTACTGGATGCTGTCGGCATCGCCACCCAGCGCCTCGATCAGATTGGGCAAGGACTGCAGCGCGGCCACGAACTCCAACCCGATCTTTTTCGCGTTGATCATACCGCTTACGAATCGGCGAGAATCCACTTACAGAGCACCACCAGGACAGCCGCGACCATGGCGCCGGCGCAGATCTCTGCAACCAACTGGAGATGAGCGTCGAGTGAGGCAAACAGGCCCACCCACGCTATCAGCACCACGGCCATACAGATTCGCTCGAACATTGATCGGTTCTCCCGGCTAACCCGCCGTCTGCCCAGCTCGCAACGTCAACGAGATCTGCGCCATGCCGTAAGGATCGGGCTGGCGCACCGTGGCCACCACGAACTGCAATCCCCAGGCGGTCACCCAATCGCCGCGCTGGGGCGGCGCTGGCAGGTCGGCGGGGTTGACCCCGATCCCTTCGAAGTTGGCCGCCGCCCCGGATTCCTCGCGAACCCTGGCATCGCGGACGACCGTAATAGTGAGAGGATCTCCGACCGGGACACCGCCCTCGACCGGTTGATACACCACCGACTCGCCGAACGCCTGTTGCATGATGGCGTTCGCTGCCGCGTCGATGGTGGGCCAGCCGGACATGGATAAGAGAAAACGGGGGCGGTCGCAGTGCCGCCCCCAGGCTGCTCTCGAAAGGGAGGCTCAGGCGTTGCTGGCGATCTGGTAGATCACCCAGACTTCGATCTGCCCGGCGGTGAGCGGTCCGGTGGCGATGGTCAAGTTGATCTTGCCGGCCACCGACAGCTTGAACGGCGTGGCGGCGCAACTCGTCTTGAGCACGGCGTCGAGCGTGAGGCTCGCTATGGCCGTTGCCGTCAGGATCGAGTTGGCCGCCGAGCCGGCCGTGGTCCCGATCGCCACCGTTGCGGCGCCCGCGGCAGTAGCCGCCACGGTCACGTTGATCACGCCGCCGTGAACCACCGCATTGGCGGGAATCGTGTCGCTGTTGGCCGGCGTGCAGGTCGCCCCTTGATCCACGGTGTAATCGTAGAGCGCATGGGCCACCCGCAGTCCGTTGACCTGGCCGGAGAATCCCGGCACGCCGAACAGTTTCACGCGCACCGTGGCGTCGCCGGTCAATTGGGCCTGCTCCGCCGTGCCGATGAGCAGGTTGGCACCCACGGTGCTGGTCGCGGCCTTGGCGGTGTCGTCCCAGTACACCAGATCGCCCTGCGCGAAGACGCTCGCGTCCTTGGCCAGATCGAACACGCCTTCCACCATTGCTTCCGTGCTGTCGCCCTGGATGTGCGTGCTGGCGGCAATGCCGAAGATGTTGCCGACCTTGACGCCGCCACCGGAATTGACCGCGTAGGGCGCCGTGAGAGTGAGGGTTTCCCCCCGATGAACGAAATTCTGCATCGCTTTATCTCCTGTTCTTTTCCTTTGCCGGGGGCGGCGGGCGCCACCCCCGGAATGTCCGTAAATTCGACGCCGCCCTATGCTGCGCCGCTGTTCTTCTGCATGCCGCGGAAGTCGATAGCCGCGGCGCCAAAATCCATGCGCGCCTTCATCTCGACGCCGTCGACCTCGAAGCCCTGTTTGGTTTCGAAGTACACTCCCTCCTGGCCCTCCAGGAAGCAGTACTCGACCGTGTCGATCTGCGCCGGATCGGCGAACAGGTACCAGGCCGTGGCACTGTTGTCATCCAGGCGCGGCTCGCATATCGGCACCAGGCTGCGCACCCACTCCGGAACGACCTTGGTCTGGTCCGAAGACGCGATGTTGATCGGATAGATCAACTGAAGGGCGTAGCCCTCCAGCGACGCCGGAACCCCGATGTATCGCGGTACCAGGTTCAGATGCGAGCCGGCAGGTCCCTTCTGCACGCGCATCTGCGCCCGCGCCTTCGTCACCGCCATCAAGGGATTCGACGATCCCACGGTTGGGTCAATCGACGTGCCGGGCGTCCCGGTCAACAGGTTCTTGTGGTTCGCGTGGAACAGGTTGGTGATCGCGGTGTCGCCGGCGTACTTGGCCGCCGAGGCCCCGGTAATCACGGCCCACACCGTGGTGCTCTGCCGCTGCGAGGCGGCCGCACCCAGTTGTTCGGAGACCCGCGTGAAGGCCTGCAGGTCATCGTTGATGATGGCGCGGCGCGTGATGCGCACGATGCCGCCGAACTCGGCCAGCGAATAGCTCACGCCGGAGTCGGTGAGCGTCGCCGTCCGGTACTCCCCGCTCTCGTTCAGCGGTGCGAGCTCGGCCAGATCGTGCAAGGCCATGCGGTTCACCGGTTTGAAGTCCGCGGCGGTCGTCTGCCGGCAGAAGGGCCGGAAGGTCTGCGGCATCGCCAGGTAGGCCACCCGCAAGGTCTTGTTCGCGACGTTGGCGAGAATGGACGGGAAGTCCGATACCGATTCGCCGCCGCCCTCGAAATACGAACCGCCCATGCCGATGAATTGCGGAAGCCGGCGATAGTTGAGCGCCTGCTGCGCGATCATGTCTTTCGACATTCCCCGCGTGCTGATGCCCGCCGCATTGAGCGCTTCGCGGGCCATCTCCATCAAGGTGAAGCCCACGAATTCCCGCGCCATCTCCGCGCGCTCGCGCTGCACCGCCGGCCCTTCGTTGCGATAGATCAGGGGGTTGATGCGAAACAGGATCGCTTCCTGCATGCATGCGAGTCTGGTTTCCCCGCCGTCGCGAGTGACCGCCAGTTCCGAATGAGTCGGATGCATCCTGCCATCGGTCGTCAGGTTTGCGGCCGCCACCAGTTGATCCTGGACTTTGATTCTGGCCGCATCGAGCGGTGTGCCGTCGGCGATCAATGCGTCGAGAAATTCCGGCTTGATGCCGTATTTGAGCATGGGTGTGAAGGAGGTGCGGATGGCGCTTACACGCTGCCGTTCGACCGCCGCTCCTTGCGCCCGCAATTCCTCAACGCGCGCCGCGTCGAGTCCTGCCGTATCGGTACGGGCTTCCGCACCCGTCTGAGTCGTCTGTTCCATGACGATGATCTCCTGTTGTGGGCTGGTGGCCCGCTTCGCATCCGCAGTCACTTCTGCGGATAAGAACTGAGTTGAAAAGTCTGCCGGCACAGTGATCGCGGAAACCTCGAACGGTTCCCAATCTTGAGCCACAAATACCGGCGCCTGGCTGCCGCTCGGGTGCGGCGCCATCGTGCCATTTCCGTTCGGGTCCTTGGCTGGCACCTTGCTATAAATCCAGGTCCCGAAACTGAGGTTCCTGATGCGGCCGGAGGCGATGCCGGACCACAACTGGTCCGTATCCTGGTTCTCGCCGGCCACGCCGAACTGCAGCGTCGCCAGCCCCTTCGGCCCATCCGCCCACGCCTTGGCGACCGAACCGCGCTGCGCCTTGGCTCCCAGTTGGTTCGCCATGGCAGACTTGTAATCGAGGCCGCTCATGTGGCAATCGAAGACGGGCGCGCCCGCGTTCAACCGCTCCATGCGGCAGCCGGCCATGTCCAGGCGAAGCATGTAGGGCTCGCCGGTGTCCGGGTCACTGCGCGGAACCGTCTGGCCGCCGTACCAGACGACGTCCACCGTGCGGTTCTTTTCGTCCACGGTCGCCGGCTGGAAGGCAATCGTGCCATCGGCGGCGGCAAATACCACCTGGTCGCCGGGTCCGGCGCCACCAACTGGTGGATTGAGTGCCCCCACCGGCGTCACTGCCGTTTCCCCCACGTTCGGATTCTCCATGAATCCCTCCTTACGTCAGATATGTGCGCGTCGTGCTGTCCCAGGCGCGCGCCACCTGGTGAGAGCCCGCCAACAGAAGTTCCCTTACCATCCCAAAATCCTCCTCGGACAATGCCGCCATGCCCTGGCTTTTCCCGCCGCCAGCCACGGCCTTGCTACTGGGCTTCCGCTCTTCGGTTCCCGCCGGTTGCTCCTGGCCCCGCAGCGTGGTATTGCGCGGGTCGGAGTCGAGGATGATTTCGAACTTGTCCAGCAGCTTGTTGAAGAGCGCGATCTGTTGCAGTTGCGCATACGGGTCGTACCCGTTGGCGAGCACCGCTTCGAACCATGTGATGCGGCCCATCCGGATGTCCTTCAGCGCCGCCTCGGCGTCCTTCACCGGATCAACGGACTCAAAGCGCGGCGCGGTCCACTGAGTGCCGTAGAGATTCAGTTTCGGATCGCCGACCGCGGACTCCGGGATCTTACCCACCATCAGGAGCGTGTCGATCATGCGGCGGCGCACCGGCATGCAGAACATCGGGATCAATGTTAGCCAGCGGTAATTCTCGACGGTGTTCCGGAATCCCAACTGGCCGCCGCGCCAGGACGAGTAATTCACCTGCGACATGTCTCCGGTGCCTAGTTCGTAGGGCAGGCCAATGCCGGCCATGATGCCCTGCAGCTCGGTCATCTTGTATTCGCGGTAGCCGCCAAGCGGGGGCGGGTTGTTGAACTTCACGTCCTCGCCCGGCTTCAGGTATGCCACCTGGCCCGGCTGGAACTCTTCTATCGGGCGCCTTGTTCTTGGGTCGTTGCCTTCTGGGAGACCAAGTAAAGACCCCTCGATGCCCTCCGGCTGCGTGACCATGCCGACTACACATGCCTCGATCTTCTTGCGCACGCGCTCCGCATCGGCGTAATCGTCGAGGTCGCGCAACGCCATCATCACCGGCGACAACCAGGGCACGCCGCGGATCTGCCCAGGTCGCAGCACGCGGTACGAATGCAGAATCTGCTCGGCCGGCACGGGGACGCTGAGGATGCCTCCGCGCGGATTCATAATCAACATTCCGCCCGGATGGTAGGTGTAGATCCAATAGGCGATGCGCCGGCCCAGCAGGTCGAACTGGACGCCCTGCATCACGTGGCCGTTGACCGTGCCCATGGTGCGCGCGTGGTCGAGAAAATCCGCCTCGAGCAATTGAAGTTGCAATGGCACCCGAAGATTGTCCTGCGTCAGGCGCGGCCGGAAGCGCACGATGGATTCCCCGCTCTCTGCCATCGTTCGCAGGATCAGAGCCTGCATTCCATAGAAGTCCAGGCGCTGCGGGGTATCACAGGCCTCCACGAAGTAGTTCCACTCCCCGTCAATGATCTTGTCGAGCGCGGCATTGCCAGTCTTCGCCTGCGGCACGATCCCGGTTCCGACTGTGTTGCCCACAAGCTCCTCGACCGCCTTGCAGGCATACGGATTGTTCCGGACGAGGTCGCGACTGCGATTGCGTAGCCACACCAGCGATCCCATCAACTCGACGTTGGCGTCGGTCGATGGCGCAATCCAACTGTTCGCGCGCCGGCCCGCCGCTGCACCGTCGTAAGAGAATCGCTCGGCGTGGCGGCCCATGAAATCCTGGGTCAGCGTCAACACGGCGCGCGCCTGTGCCCGGCGCAAAGCTGCTTTGGGCGCAACGAGTTCGATTGCGCGGTCGAGGACGTTCATGATCGGTGTCCCCCTGGGTACGACCCTCTGTGCCCATAGCCGCGGCTGTGCTCTGCCAACGTCGATTTGGAATCGCTCTTGCCGCCATAGGTCCGGATCTGCTCCTCGATATTGCCTTTCGCCAGCAGCAATTCCGCCATGGGCCGGTACGTGACCTCCTTGCCATCGGGAGACCTGGCTTTCGACACCACGCCTGCGATCTGCTGGTTTATCGAATCGAGATTCGCCTGCAGTTGTTGGAGCGTCAGAGCCATGCCGCACCTCCGCGCAGGCCGACTTTTGCCTTGCAATACCGGCCGACGGGAGCGACGACTGTCAGTGGCAAGGAGGACTCACGACGATGCCGGCAAAACTGATCAAGAACTTCGGTGGTCTCATGTTGGAAGTCGAGGTGGTGGAATGGAGCGAGCACCTCTTCCACGCCGCTTACACCATCGACGGAAACTATGCGGTGACCCTCAAGTGCATCCGAACGAAAGATTATCCAGAGGGCGAGATCACCATCAGCGCGGCGCGGTTGCTGCCATCCTTCATGCCGTTCGCCGCGGCGTTCTCCATCCTGGTGGGGCTGGCGGTCCGGGACGGGGACCAGATCGCATCGAACGGTGGCATCTTGCAGCCCGAGTTGAGCGCCCTGCCGTGCGGCGCGACCATTCAGTAGCCGGTTCGCCTTTCCATCGGGTTTATCTTCGCGGAAGGCTGGAGAAAGCCTTGAACAAGTTCGGCGCCCGAGCAATACATGGTGTCGTAAGGAGCCACGATGCAACGAACGAGACGCAACCAGACAACGCCAGCAGACGAAGGATTCGCCGCCGCGCGCGCCGACGCGGCGGCCGCCAGGATGCCGCCCACCGAAACCGAGAGGCGCGCCAACCAGATCGAGGTCGCCACGTACATCCGGGATTACAAGCAGACCGACGCCAGAGAAGCCATCAACACCGCCATCTCCCAACTGCGCGACATGGTGGCAGACATCGAACGCGAGGCCGCCCGGCCCGAGCAGGCGCTCGCGACGATCCTCTACCACGTCCGGCACAACATGGCTTGGAAGTACGCCAACATCTCCAGCACGCTGGATCGCGCCGACACCGCGATCCGCGAGATGATCGTCGCGCAGGCCAAGATCGACGTCCTGGCGCCCGAGACGGAGGCCAGGTAGATGGCCAGCAGCATCCGCCCCCCCGCCAACGCCACGCCGGGCTTCGCGATTGAGATCGGACTGGACACCAACTTGGGCCTCGCGATCCTGCTCGCCGAGGACGAAGAAGGCCACTGCGAGCCGGTCGCGGTGGTCGTGAGCATCAACGAGGCGCGCGAGATCGCGGTCGGCGATATGCGGCGGCGCTTCAACGAAGTGGGGCGCGGTGAATCGCCGCTGTGCCCGTACCAGTACAAGGTCTGGGCGGCAGGATTGGACGGCGGCTATCGCGTCGCCGGCACGATCCCCGCCACCGAAGTGTGAAGGAGCAGAGACATGAGAAAAGCAGACATCGAGATCGGCGAGACATACGTGGCCAAGGTCAGCGGAAAGCTGACCACGGTCCGGATCGTCAACCAGAACCAGAGCGGCGGCTGGAACGCCATCAACACCGCCACCAAGCACGAGGTTCGAATCCGCAGCGCGGCGCGCCTGCGGAGAAGAGTGGATGCCTCCCAGAGTGCGCGCCCAACCAACACCGTGTAAAGGAGCAGCAACCATGACGACGACATTTACAATCAACGCAGAGAACACCATCGCAGCCTTCCCGACGCCGGACCACGCCGAGGCGAGCATCGGTGCTGGGGCACGGGCCTTCAGCAGCGAGAAGGAGTTTGGCAAGGTCACCGCCGAGTGGCCGGTCAACCGGTTCGTAGAGATCTGGAACGGCTTTGCCGGGACGCCCGGCTTCGACAAGCTGAAGGAGGTCAAGAAGTTCGAGAACCGCGCCAAGGCGACCGCGCGCATCTGGGCCGCGATCCAGGTCCTGGCGCCCACGGCCGGCGAAGCTACCACAGCCGCCGCCGCCGCGCCCCCGGTGGCCGGCGTCGCGCTCCCCGAGGCCCAGCCAACCGCCAAGGCCACCCGCGCCAAGAAGCCCGCCAAGGCGCCAGCAGCCGAA